CCAAGTCAGCAACGGACGGTTCATATACTCACGTAAACCATGGTGGTCAATTACCTCATTGAGGATCCTTTGGAAGGCGAGAAATTTCTCCTTTCCATGATGAAACATCTCCTCATTTTGAGTGTTGATACAATCAACCATGGCTTTTTCCTTCGACACTACACCAGAAGGAAGTGTGACCATAAGCGCTTTACGAATCGAGACCATATCGAGTGGAGCTACATAGCCTCCAACCTCTTCCTCAAAACGAAATTGTCGTTTGAGAAAAGAGATTTGTTCAGCTGATATGTACGGTGTACTCTGAGCATCTTTATCAGCCATGGTGTAAGTCACACCATGCTTTGCGAGATACTGTGAGATACTGGTATGGTTAAACCAACCAGTCTTCAACACATTCATAAAATTGTCGTCACCATACGTAATCAAGCGGACAGCTCGAAAGAAACCACGTCCCAATTCTAGACGCTCTGAACGAGTCATCGATTGGTGAAATTGAGGATTCAAAGCTATATAAGCTAGAATCATATACAATATATTCACCAATCCGTTGATGATCACGGTCATACACTGACCTGATGGATTTTTGCCATAACCCATCACTAGATCGCCGAAGAAATCCACAAATGGAAATACCAAATCATACTTAGCAGTTTCCATCATGAGAATATGCTCATCAGAAGCACCCATCTCTTTTGCAAGACGAATGATAACGTCATAAGCACCCAAAAGAACTTGTACCACCATAGAGATGTCAAAGTTCTTATAATCTCCAGCGATCCAATCGTCGGAACGATTGAGCCACTTAAAAAGTAGATCCCATTGCTTGCCTGTTGCATTCATTCCAGGAGCTTGCATGAACAGAAGTGGATTGTTCTGCACAGCTCGGTTGAACCAGGTGAACAGCATTCGCTGCACAACAATAAAGCCTACGGGACCGCCAAAGAACACCCTCGTGTTCTTTTTCTCAATCTTTTCGAACTTGCGAGCTTCGTCTTTTAAGGCAGCTGTGAAAACGGGACATGCCCGTTCACCCCGACTTAACCTATCAAGGAC